AAAGAAATTAGAATTTAAAACACCACATGAGTGCTTTTACGAACAAATTAAGTAAATTTGCACTTGCTTGTTGAATTCACGCCCGCCCCATTCCTCCTATCCTTGTTAAAAAATCTTTAAGTGAAAATATTCTACGTTTTTTTTTTTTTATTTCAAAAAAACATTTTACCTTTGCACTCGCAATTGGGAAACAACACAATTTTCCCCAGCAAAATGGTAATCACCATTATTTTAGGAGAGATGGTAGAGTGGTCGATTACAGCGGTCTTGAAAACCGCCGTGCTGAGAGGCACCGGGGGTTCGAATCCCTCTCTCTCCGCAGGAAGTACTCTGGAGAAGACTTCAGAAAACACTTCACAAAATCAGTAAGTATCGTAGCTTCAATAAGTTACGATACTTTTGTTTTATACTTACATGTTTTTTCAGAGTACGTAAGGAGGGTGCCGAAACGCCCAAAATACTCTCCTACGGTTACAATCTGGTTACAAAAAGATGAGCCGAATAAAAATTGTAACCAAGAGTACGTACAGAGATTGTTTAGAGTACTTATATGTTGCTGTTATTCAAATGATTATGTAGAACTTTGCAGTGGGATATATGGAAGTTCATTCCATCCATTTAGGCGATAAAATTCCTTTCGATGTGGAACAATTTCCCATGAATCCAGCTACAATTAAAAACAGTCAATGTATGAAATCAATTTTCAGAACAGTCTTCTATCTCAGAAGCAACTATGTAAACAAGGAGGGCAAGACCCCTGTGATGTTGAGGATTTACCTTAACAACGAACGGTTGTGCATAGGCTCAGCCGGGGTCGCCGTTGAACAGAACCAATGGGACAGTACGCGAGAACGGGTGAAAGGACGCAATACCGAAGCCCTAAGCATGAACTTGCAGTTGGACAGCATCCAAAACGACCTGCAAACCATCTATCGCAAGTTGGAAATGACGGACGACCTGTGCTTGGAACGCATCAAGTCTGAGTATCTCGGCAGGCAGGACAATGTCTGCACACTCATGCAGCTTTTCGAGAAGCATAATACGGACATACAGGAACAGGTTGGTGTCTCGGTGAGTGTGGCAACGTTGCAGAAATACAACGTGTGTAAGAAACACTTTGCGGCCTTCTTGAACGAAAAGTACAAGCGTTGTGACATTCGCCTGTCTGAACTGACATTCACCGTCATTCATGACTTTGACATTTATCTGCGTACAACCGCTGGGCAGAATCCCAATACGGCCACGAAAACGATGAAGACTTTCAAGACCATCACCATACTGGGAAGGAAGATGGGCGCGTTGAACCACGACCCGTTCATAAATCATCATTTCCACTTGGAACCGGTAAACCGTGGCTTCCTCACTGACGAGGAAATCATGAAGATTGCCAACAAGGATTTCGGTATCAACCGCCTGGAACTGGTAAGGGATGTTTTCATCTTCTCTTGCTTTACAGGTCTGGCATATATAGACGTGTCCAACCTTACGCCGGACAACATCGTTACGCTTGACGACAAGCAATGGATTATGACCAAACGGCAGAAGACAAGCGTGGAAACCAATGTGCTGCTTCTTGACATTCCTAAGCGTATCATCACCAAATATGGGCATAAGACCTATCGGGACGGTAAACTCCTTCCGGTACTTACAAACCAGAAGATTAACGCTTATCTCAAGGAAATTGCCGACCTTTGCGGTATCAAGAAGAGGCTGACCTTCCACCTTGCACGCCACACATTTGCCACAATGTCGCTGAGTAAGGGCGTTCCGATGGAAAGTGTGTCGAAGATGCTGGGGCACACCAACATAAAGACTACACAAATCTATGCTCGCATCACCAACAAGAAGATAGAGCATGATATGGAAGAACTGGCTGGAAAACTCAGTAAGTTCAATACAGCCATGGACATATAATATATTAATGTATAACCCTAAAATAATAGACGATTATGGAAACAAAGAAAGAACTATCTTACTTCCGATTGAAATTAGAGAATTATCTCAGTGAGCATTTCCCCGAAATGCTGGGTGATAAACCATTCATAACGGCAAGAGCCGATGAAGCCCTTACTACCTACTGTGATGCAGTAGCGCAAGGCTTTTCTCATCCCGAGGCAGAGACAATGGCAAGCGAAGTCCTGTATCGAGGGCTGCACTTTTCCAAGTACGACACCCTTGTATCCGTCTTAGAGAATGAATTTGAGAAAGAACTCCTTTCTCCTCTTCCTGAAAGATTAGCACCAATGCTTCTGAAGAATAAGGCTGTGCAAAGCGTTTTCAACAAGTATGAACTGACAGACGACTTTGGCGCAACTCCAGATTATGAGAAACTCTACACCGAACTGACAGGGACAATCGTTCTGCTTATCGAGGTTAATGGTCTGCCAACAGTCGATAGTGAGAACATGACTTGATGTAACACCATCGGGAGCTTTTGTAGTGTCAAGAGCCAAGATAACTATTCTTCCCCACACACCAAGAGTTTGGGCAAACACTTGGCTTTGTGAGGCAGAATATCTTGTTATTGCTCTTGAACTATTAAAAGCTCCGATATGAATATAAACATCATGAATCAAGACGTTCACACACCTGCCTTCATCAAGGCAGACGCATCGAACAAAACCGACAATATCAAGCAGCAGCCGACTTCTCCCATGCAAGTCCGCCGCTTCTCTTGGACACGCTTCATCGAACTCGCTATCCTGCTATCTATCGTTATCGGTGTCATTTGGCTTATCTCGAAGATTGTAACGCCGCAAGTCGTAACTGCCGTGTCAGTCATTACAGGTTTTCTGATACTACGCTTTATAGTCCGGATAATTCTGAAAGTAACATTTACGCTGCTGAGCATTCTCTTTTGGTTGGCAATTCTCTGTGCCACCTTGCTATTCGTGCTTTGAGAAGCACAGTTCTGTGAAACTTTTCATTTTATTTCTTTAGGTGGTTATCTCGCATTTTGAGATAGCCACCTTTTCAACTAATCAAAGCGTATGAAGCAAGAGAAAATGAAGGTGTTGCTCTACCTTAAAAAGAGCGGACTTGACAAGTCGGGCAAAGCGCCGATTATGGGACGTATTACCGTCGGGCGTTCCATTGCCCAGTTCAGTTGCAAGCTATCCTGCGATCCTAATCTTTGGAATCCCCGTGAGAGCCGAATGGACGGAAAGAGCCGTGAGGCGGTGGAAGTGAATGGTAAATTGGAGAACCTGTTGCTGTCTGTTCAGTCTGCTTATCAGTCCCTGCTCTCCAAAGGTTGCCCGTTTGATGCAACCGATGTGAAGGAGCAGTTTCAGGGCAGCGTGCAGACACGGTGCATGCTCATTGAGAGGTTGGACATGCTCATCAAGGAAAAGGAGAACCATGTTGGTATAGATATCAAGGAAGGAGCCATACACGGCTACCACTCCGCCCGCATACATTTACAGAGTTTTATTCAACGGAAGTACAAGGTCTCGGACTTGGCTTTCTCGCAACTCACAGAGAATTTTATCAATGAGTTCCGGCAGTATTTCTTAGGTGAGTGCGGTTTTCAGGAAAGCACGTTCTATAATGTAGCCACGCATTTGAAGACGGTATGCAAATTGGCATACCGTGAGGGATTGGCAGACACACTTCTGTTTGACAAAGCAAAAATCAGCAAGGGCGACAAGAAACTGCCCAAGGCGTTGGATAAGGATGCATTGGAAAGTTTGAAATCGCTGTCATTTGATGATTTGGAGGGGGAAATGGAAACGGCAAGGGACATCTTTCTCTTTGCCTGCTATACAGGTGCAGCCTATTGCGACTTGATGGAACTGAACAAATCCCATCTTGTCCGTGATGATGAAGGCTGCCTGTGGCTGAAGTTCAACCGCCAGAAGACAGGCGTACTTTGCCGTATCAAGTTGCTGCCCGAAGCCATTAGGCTGATAGAGAGATTCCACAGCGATGAAAGGGAAACACTGCTTCCATACATGAAATACAAGAACTATCAGACTAATCTGAAAGCTCTACGGCTTCGTGCAGGTATCTCGTTTCCCTTTACCACGCATACGGCAAGACATACCTTCGCAACGCTCATCACGCTTGAACAGGATGTGCCTATTGAGACGGTGAGCAAGATGCTTGGCCATTCCAACATAAGCATAACGGAACGCTACGCAAAGGTAACTCCACAGAAACTCTTTGAGGAGTTCGACCGTTTCCTCTCTTTCACAGAAGATATGCAGTTGACTATATAAGCCTTATCAAATTACTTTATTCCTTATTCATTCAATCAAAATATCAAGACAATGAGAAGTACATTCAAGATACTGTTCTATATCAACAGACAGAAAACAAGGGCAGACGGAAAGACAGCTATCCTCTGCCGTATTACCATAGACGGAAAGAGCGCAGCCATTACCACGGGCGAGGAATGCAATCCCTCCGAGTGGAACTCCAAGCAAGGCTTGACAACAGACAGGAAAAGCAATCAAAGACTTCATGAGTTCAGGGAACTTGTGGAAAAGGCCTATCGGGATATTCTTGTTAGGGACGGAGTAGTAAGTGCCGAACTTATCAAGAACCGCCTGCAAGGTATAGCTGATAATCCGACAACGCTACTTGGCATGAGCAGGGCGGAACTGCAATCCGTCAGGGAGAGTGTGGGCAGGTCAAGGGCAGAAAGCACCTATCATAATCTGTCCCATTCTGACAGGATTCTCCGTGAGTTTGTGGAAGATAAAGGATTGCAGGACATGCCCATTTCCACCATTACGGAGGACTTGTTTGAGGAATACCGTTTCTTTCTCAAAAAGCGAGGATTGAAGGGAAGTACAATCAACAACAATCTCTGCTGGCTGAGCAGGCTGATGTTCCGTGCGGTCAGCAAGAGGATTATCCGCTGCAATCCCTTTGAGCATGCCAAGTATGAGAAGGAAGAAAATAAGATACGCTTTCTGCAAAAGAGCGAGGTACTGAAACTTATGGCAATGAAGATGAACGACAGGGAAGCAGAACTGGCAAGGCAGATGTTCGTCTTTTCCTGCTTTACGGGACTGGCAATCGCCGATATGGAACAACTGCAACATAAGCATATCCAGACGGCAGCGGACGGGAGAAAGTATATCCGCAAGGAACGCCAAAAGACAAAGGTGGAGTTCATTGTTCCGCTGCACCCGATAGCAGAGACCATTATCCGCCATTGTATGGAAGAGCAGGAAGAGAATGGAGAACAACAGGCGGTGAAAGAAAAAGGCGACAGCCTTATCTTCCCCCATGAATGCAGCCGGAGCGTGATAAACGACAGACTTAGCATTGTGGGCAAGGCTTGCGGCATTAAGGAACGGTTGTCGTCCCACATGGCAAGGCATCCTTCCGGCCCCATGACACTCAATGCAGGAACCCCCATTGAGAGTATAGCCAAGATGATGGGACACGCTTCCATATCAAGCACACAGATTTATGCTCAGGTAACGTACAAGAAAATTTCGGAGGATATGGACAGGCTCATCGCCAAACAATCGGAAATGAAGAGAGAACCAACGGAGAAAGGGGCTTGTGAACCTTCGGATATATCAATCTATAAAATGGAGGAAACGGCATGAATACAAGCTATAGACAAAAAAAAATGACCAGTATGGACAATCATCGCAGTTACTTTGATTGGGGCAGTAATATGCAGGTTGTCCGCAAGGGCAAAGGCGAGATTGCTATGACGGAGGGAGAGCTTGCAAGGTTCTTCGGGGTAACATGGAGGAAAGCTAACGGCAGACTACGAACGATAGCCGAAGAATCCGTCCTGTCTCCCAATGAAAGAGGCGCAGGTGAAAGGGTGATAATCAAAGATAAGGAGGTAAAGGGCTTCGCACCGATCTATCCACTGCCAACAATCATCGCCCTTTCCTTTCTGTTGGATAGCGTGGAAGCCCACCTATTCAGAAAGTATGTGTGCAGTGAGTTAATGTGTCCGAAGAATGCACTCACCCCTATCATCATGTATGGCAGGTGTATTGATAGCTGAATATCTATCAATTCTTTTTCTTTCACAGTTATCTTACTACATTACTACAATATAAGGTAATACAGTAAAAGAGAAAGGATTACGTTGTAGCTATTAGCTGTTTATGTGTGTTACTACGATATGACTACATACTACCAACACGTGAACGGAAAGGATATGTTTCCTTTAGTTGTGGAATGAAGTCAGAGAGGATTTTGAACTTCCGTACATCACAAATCATTTTGTAAAATCCATTAAAGAGTATGGGGAAAATAGGCAACAAGGCAATTAATTCTTATATAGTTTTGACATCTATAAATCATTAATTAATCTATCGTTATAATTAGACACTATAGAGGTCTTGTATGACAAAATGTTGATGTGGTGTAAAATTTATGCGTTTTTCTTTTGGTAGTATTATACTTTATATGTATCTTTGCAAAGAACTTCGGGGGCAGGGTGAAATTCCCTATCGGCGGTATAGTCCGCGACTTCTATATTTTATAGAACTGATTTGGTGAAATTCCAAAACCGACAGTTATAGTCTGGATGGTACGAGGTTTATACATTGCAATTCTTGCCATGTGTTTTCTTGTATCTTTCCCTATGTTTTAGTAAGTAAATAATTGGATTCTTCAGGGGCAGGGTGAAATTCCCTACCGGCGGTATAGTCCGCGACTTCTATATTTTATAGAACTGATTTGGTGAAATTCCAAAACCGACAGTTACAGTCTGGATGGTATGAAGAATTATCTAATGCAAACATTTTTATGTTTGCTGATATTCGTATATACCCTCTCTATGAAGTCCTTTTATAAATTTGTTGTAAAATGGCAATTAACGAATATTAAATAAACATACCTTTTCCATTTCGTGGAATTAAGAAATTGTTTATGTGTAATTATATAATATTTGAATTACATAATACAAACATAAAGATATAAGATGGATTATCAAGTAGTTGAGATTAAAAATCCAGTTTTAAACATCAATGACTCAAAGGTCTATGAAATGTTTAACAAACTGATCAAGTTGAAAATTATGGGATACCAATATGAATATGGTAATTCCATTATGCCTATAGGTGCATATGATTTTCTTAGCAATCACATTGCTATATGCACTAAAGAGGCGAATGGAGACTTGAATCCAATAGCAATGTTTGAAACATTACGGTATAGTACTTGTAAAGAATTCAAAATGTCATTTCCACCCATAGAATTAACGATGATAGGTGGAAACCATGTTCTATCTTCAGAAATTCAAAAATCAGCTAACAAATTTTTGGAACATGGAAGCGATATTCTTTACGACTCATCTTGGACAGTTACCCCTGAACAGAGGCAGAAGAAAAACATTTCTTCTATCCTAAGATTGGTACTTTCTCTATGGGTAAACTTACATTTAGATTCTGATATAAAAGCCTTTTTTGTATCTGCTACTTTGAAGGTTGGAACGGATAAAATCTTCAAAAATGCTGGCTGTGTTCCTGTGTCAGATTCTCCATATTACAAACTTGCAAATATAAACAATCAAAATGCTGAGATGTTTTTATGTTGCAAATTCTCCAATACTATGCTAAAGCTTTCAAAGATGTATAGTAAATTATGGACAGACAGAATTATCTTAGGAAAATAATTTATATTTTAAACTTTAAAAAAATGAAAGAACAAGAATCTCTAAGATTTCGCAAGCAAGAAATTCTTCCTTTTATGGGGAAAGATGGTATGAGAAGAATAAAAGACTCTACTGTGGTCGTTATTGGTCTTGGTGGTGGCGGATGTTCTGCAAGTTTACAATTAGCGACAGCTAATGTTGGAAGGTTGGTGTTATGTGATTTTGATACCGTAGGCGAATCGAACCTTGGCAGACAATTTTTACATAGCCATTCAACATTGGGTATAGATAAAGTGACTTCTGCTAAAATTGCGTTAAGAAAAATAAACCCATTTATTGAGATAGAAACCATTTCAAAGCCAATAAGTAATCAAATTTTAGAGGATTTGTATGGCAGATACAAAGATCTCTCAATATTTGTTGCTGTTGATAAATTTGAAGCGCACCATATGATAAACAATTTCTGTATAAGTCACAATGTTCCTGCTGTGCATATTGCACAATTGGGCTATAAAGGTTTTGTGTATACATATATACCTGGAATTAGCGTTTCCACAATAAAAAATGCGATTAGCATAGGTTTTGATAAAAATGTTGATGAAGGAAAATTTGACACAGAAGAACAGGATTTACCGTATTTTGCGCCAATAATATCCATTGTATGTGCCACTGCTATTGTGGAACTTATAAAAGTGATGACTGGAATATCTAATAAAAAAACGCTGGCAAACACCTTTCTTATTTATCGTGCTATTGAACATGAGGATATATTTGAAAAAGAACAGGTAAATAAACCTTTCTTTGAAGAAATAAAACTCAACCATTAAAATAGATAATTGCGCAAATTATGATAAACTTAAATGACTTCAATTATGACGGACGTCAAGAAGGATTTGTAGAAGAAACTTATTCTTTTTTAGGTTCGGAAAATTTACCGGACAATTTTCATCAGAAATACATAACCATATGGATGTCCAGAGAATGTAACTCAAAATGCAAGCACTGTTATCAAAAGGGAGATCCCAGAGGAAGGGGATGGGACTATGCAAAAGCAGATGCTGTCACTGATTTATTTCTCAAAGATGGTTATATCGTACACCCTATAGTAAATGAATGGTTACCTCATTACTGGGATTTTCTAAAAATCAAGAAAAAATGCCACTCAACAGAAATTACTACAAATGGTATTCTTATAACAAGTCGATATAAGGAGTTCTTTCCTTTGTTGCATGAAAATAATATATCGGATATCAAGTTTACTATTTTTCCCAAAGAATGCCATAACTATATTACTGGGCGGAAAAGGGAGAATGTAATCCAGGCAATAAAATTGTCCCTAAAAGATGGTTTTAGGGTTACATTAAATTATGTCGTGATGAAAAGTACACTTCATACAATCCCCAGTTTTGTCGAAGAGGCAATAAAATTAGGTGTGCATGAGATTTATTTCATGTATTATTTCTGTATTGATCCAAAAAACAATATGTATAATCAGGTATTAAGTCCACAGGACATAAAATGTTTTTGGAAATATTGGCAGATGTTAAACAATTCCGAGTACACACAAAAGATTAAGTTCAGTAAAATGGCTGCTTTTGGTCTGAATCCATATAATGAAGATCATTATAGAAAAGCTTCTCGCTGTAAAAGGTTCTGCCTTGCAGGCAGATGGGAATATTTGGATTTTTTATATATGGATCCAGAAGGCAAAATCTACCCATGCAATATGGTTAGTGGTAAAAAATACCAAATCGGAGAAATCTTTGATGATGATGGAATTTGGAATTATAGATTTATTGACAACAATTGGCAAGACAAACTGAAAGGATTCAATAGATCTATGTGTGCTGGTCGAATGGAAACCAATAGAATTTGGCATGAGACACAAACATCTATTAAATCAGACACTTCAACAAGCAAGTAAGTTTCGATATGAGCAATATAAAAGTAGTAAAGGGAGAAAAAGTCCATATGCCAACTATTTGGGGAGACTTTTTTATGATTCCATTTCATAACGAAGAGGATGGAAAAGATTGTTTTGTCGTTGGTAAAGGTAATGTTTTAAACACCAAAAATATTCCAATCGTTCGTATTCATTCAAGCTGTAGTAGTGGAGATATTTTGGGGTCATTACGATGTGATTGTGGCGAGCAATTACACAAAGCCTTGGAGCTTATAGAACAAAAAGGAGAAGGACTCCTTATATATTTGAATCAAGAAGGGCGTGGTATTGGGCTCATGGACAAAATGAAAGCATATAAATTGCAAGAAAAAGGCGTGGATACTGTTGATGCTAATTTGCAAATCGGACACTCTGTTGATGAGAGGGATTATACCATAGGTGCAGCTATACTTAAATTGCTGGGAATTTCAGAAATTGATCTGTTGACAAATAATCTGTTAAAGTCTCAGGATTTAATAAGAAATGGGATAAATATAAGGAAAATAATTCCCTTAGAGACGACTCCAAATAAATATAATAAATTCTATTTAGAGACGAAAAAAAAGAGAATGGGACATCTCCTTCACCTTCCAAATAGTAATATTTAATGATAAAACAATAAAATATATGAGACATTTATTTACATCGGAATCGGTTTCAGTAGGACATCCCGATAAGGTTTCAGACCAGATTTCAGATGCATTACTCGATCATTTCCTTGCCTATGACAGTAAAGCCCACTGTGCAATAGAAACATTCGTAACGACAGGACAGGTTGTCATAATGGGTGAAGTTCGCTCCAATACATATATCGACTTTCAGAACGTAGCCCGTGAGGTGATAAACAAAGCTGGTTATACAAAGGCTGAATATCAGTTTGACGGTGATTCATGTGGTATTCTCACAGCTATTCATGAGCAGAGCGATGATATAAACAGAGGTGTTTCCAATAAAGATACGGACGAACAGGGAGCTGGAGACCAAGGAATGATGTTCGGCTATGCTACCAATGAAACAGAAAATTATATGCCTGTTTCTCTTGATTTGGCACATCTCATCATGAGAATACTCTCTGACATACGCAAGGAGGGCAAGGAAATGACTTATTTACGCCCCGATGCAAAAAGTCAGGTAACAATAGAATACACCGAGGATAAGAGACCTCTGCGCATTGATACAATAGTCGTGAGCACTCAGCATGACGATTTTGACAAAGACGACAAGAAGATGCTGGACAAAATTAAGAACGATGTGATTAATATACTGATGCCCCGTGTCATTTCCCAATGCGGCTCCAAGATACAAAAGCTGTTCAACAGTAACATAAAGTATCTTGTAAACCCAACGGGGAAATTCGTTATCGGAGGTCCGCATGGGGATACAGGGCTTACTGGACGCAAAATAATTGTGGATACATACGGAGGACGAGGAGCGCACGGTGGAGGTGCTTTCTCTGGAAAGGATCCAAGTAAGGTTGACCGCAGTGCTGCTTATATGGCACGATATATTGCCAAAAATATGGTTGCAGCAGGGGTTGCAGACGAAATTCTTGTGCAACTGGCTTATGCCATCGGTGTGGCTGCTCCCATCAGTATATCAGTTGATACATATGGACACAACTATGTCGGAATGTCGGATGGAGAGATTGCACAAAAGATTTTTGAAATGTTCGACCTACGCCCGAAAGCCATTGAAAGGCAGCTTAAACTAAACCAGCCTATGTACACGGAAACGGCAGCCTATGGTCATATGGGACGGAAAAATGAAGTTGTGAACAAAACATTTAGAAGCAGGTACCATGGAACAAAAAACATGAAAGTGGAATTGTTCACATGGGAAAAATTAGATAGGGTAGAAAAAATCAAGAATCTATTTGGCTTATAAAATTATAAAGATAGTCCCAGCTTATTCAGCAATAAAGTTACTATTTCTGCTAATAGAGCGGTATGTCTCATAGGTCTGCCAACCGTCAATAGCGAGAACATGACTTGATGTAACACCATCGGGAGCTTTTGTAGTGTCAAGAGCCAAGATAACTATTCTTCCCCACACACCAAGAGTTTGGGCAAACACTTGGCTTTTTTCGAGCATAGCTCTCAACAACTCGTGTGAGGCAGAATATCTTGTAACTGCTCTTGAACTATTAAAAGCTCCGATATGAATACAATCATCATGAATCAAGACATTCACACACCTGCCTTCATCAAGGCAGACGCATCGAACAAAACCGATAAAATCAAGCAGCAGTCGATTTCTCCCAAGCAAGTCCGCCGCTTCGGTTGGACACGCTTCATCGAACTCGCTATCCTGCTTTCCATCGTTATCGGTGTCATTTGGCTTATCTCGAAGATGGTAACACCGCAAGTCGTAACTGCCGTCTCTGTCATTGCAGGTTTTCTGATACTACGCTTTATAGTCAGGGTAATTCTAAAAGTGACAATTACGCTGCTGAACATTCTCTTCTGGCTGGCAATTCTCTGTGCCATCCTGCTATGCGTGCTTTGAGAAGCATAGTTCTGTAAAACTTTCCATTTGATTTTATCAGGTGGTTATCTCGCATATTGAGATAGCCACCTTTTCTATTTTCCACTACGAGCGTTGCACTTTTGCTTCTTTTCCTATGCTCCACGATATGCGATGACAAGGAGACGGATGCTGTTCCCTTTTTATCCGCAAAGGTAGTACGGGGCTTGTGGCTTTCCCAAGGTCCTAAGCCGCTTGGTTTGTCTGGAAAATCTCCACACCTACGGGTAGTATTTTCCGCCAAAACCTTGTGTAAGCCTGCCCCGCTACCTCTATTTTGCTACAAAAAGGAATCAGCATACTCCGATCTTTGGACGCATAAAAAAAATGTCGCTATGGATAAGTAAATACAACATCTTCGATGAACAGAAAAGGATATAGCTCCTCCTCTCATTACCGCATTAACCCTACGGCTGAAAAGAGTGAGCAAGTGTTGGCAATTAAGTTCGTACAATGGAACGTTCCCCCTTTGGAGAGCCTTTGTAACAGCAAAGTATATCTCCTGCGTGCAAAACTCTATCGTGGCAAGTGTATGAGTCGTGAAGAAAAGAATTGGCTATGTGATGCAGTGAACTCAAACACCTATTTCCGCACAGCCGTTCCCCTACAAGGCTATCGCTTTGACTTCTTTGATGTACTGAAGAAATACCTTGTCAATCAGTACGGACAATGGACAGAGTATTACGCACCCGACAGAACAAGCCTAAGAGCCTACCTATATGGGCGTATCAATCAAATAGTAGAAATTTCCAAGTATTAACAACATCAAAACATATACGACAATGAAAGGAACAGAACATTTCACACGGACAATAGCCGAGTATCTCAATCAGCGTGCTATGACAGACCCCTTGTTTGCCCCTAACTTGATGAAACCGAACAAGAATATCGAGGAGTGCATCACCTACATTCTTAATGAAGTGCAGAAAAGCGGTTGTAACGGCTTTGATGATGATGAAATTTTCTCAATGGCAGTCCACTACTATGATGAGGACGATATAGAGGTGGGTAAGGCTGTTTCTTGCCGAGTAGCCGTTAATCACATTGTGGAACTCACAGAGGAAGAAAAAGCCGAAGCAAGGCAGGAAGCCATTAAGCAATATCAGCGTGAGGAACTTGCCAAGTTACAGAGCCGTAACGCACGAGTGAAAAAGACCGAGAATATAGCAACCCAAGTACAACCATCACTATTCGATTTTTAAGCCTATGAAACCGAGAAACAAATTTGAGAAGGCGGTTTTGGAACAAAGCAAACATCTTTGCCCAATAACCAAGACACAAAGCAAGTGGGCATTCCGTGAGTGCATAGACCACTTCGCCTACCGCTTGCCAAAAGGTCGCACCACTTGTATGGATTGTGGGCATAGTT